GTTGAAAGTGTTGGAGGATGCTTCTATTGTTACTGTGTTTGGTTTTGGTGGAGGACTTGAGTGTTCTCCCGACTCTAAACCTGGATTTGCCAGTCCGCAAGGATGGTGTAATTCCAAAACCGTTGATGGAGATTGTACCTCCCCTGTTCTGGACAACGATGGTAAAATCGTTGGATTCTGGACACATGGTGATGGAAAGTCTTTTGGACGGTTTGAACCCGTTACTGATGATTTAATTACTTTTGCTAAAACTGGAAGTACCAGCCTGCACGTAGGTTTGGATTTTCAGTTGCGCCCCCACTCCCAATAGAACTGGTAGAGAAGGCAAATCCATTTTGGAAGCGATACCCCACACAATATGTGGTACCAAATGGAAGGCCTAAGTTTTGGGGCAATGGTTGCTTATCAGAGGACCACCAAAAGTATATTAAGGACGAATTTTTCGAATTCGTTGGTTCATGTAATAGATTTCCAATGTATAAAAATAAGCGAGGATTAGACCCGCAAGTTAAGATCTTTATTGATCAAGAACACATTGAGATTGAACCAAGCTGGAATTTGCCAGTTCCTAATCAGGATGCTGCTTATAAATCTTTGAGTAAGTATGGAAAGTCAACCCCTTTAATGGACCCTGAGATGGTAGGCAAATTAAATTTAGCCTGGTTGTGGATGACACGTCAATTTTACCCCTATATGCGTAATGCAAGGGTTGTGTCACTTTCTGAAGCTATTCAGCGTCTTGATATGTCAACATCAAGCGGATGTCCGTTTAATGAACTATATGTCACTAAGCGTGAGTTGTTTGAAAATGATCCAAACATTTGTGAATGGTTGGAGGAAGATTGGGAATTGTTGGCAGTTGACAAAAACTGGACTACAATCTTTTCTTCTAGTTTGAAGGAAGAGTTGCGTACCGCGGAAAAGATAGCTGAAAATTCAATCAGAACTTTTGCTGCAGGAGCAACGGATGCCACAGTACATGGAAATCGCTTGTTTGTTGATATGAATGAAAAGCTTTATGCTTCTCATCTCCAATCAGCGTCTACTGTTGGAATGTCACCCTTAAAGGGAAATTGGGATAAATTATATCATAAGTTATCCATTTTTGATAATGGATATGCCCTCGATGAATCTCAATATGACTCTTCACTTCGCGCATTTTTAATGTGGGGTTGTGCAAAATTTAGATATCAGTGTTTACGTGATGAAGATCGTACACCCGCAAATCTTGCACGAATTCAAACTTACTACAGAAATCTTGTCAATACATTGATGTTGACTCCTGAGGGAATACTCCTATTAAAGAAATTAGGAAACCCGTCTGGATCTGTAGATACTGTCTCAGACAATACTTTAATCCTTTATTGGTTGTTAGCTTACGCCTGGATTGCAAATGCACCAGAAGAGTATAACAATTATACCGCCTTTGAAGATCATACTGCGAAAGCACTTCTAGGTGATGACAATACTTGGACTGTCTCTGACATTGCTCATGAATTCTATAATGCTGTTTCAGTAATTGAATCTTGGAAACCAGTTGGTATTATAACCACTACTGATAGTTTAGTGTCTCGTCCTGCAGACGAGCTAGACTTTCTGTCAGCACATACTGTGTTTCTAGGGGATATAGCAGTTCCCCTTTATGATCGAAACAAGCTTATGCAATCACTTCTCTTTGCTCCTCAGAAGCATATTACGCCTGAGACAACTTTGCAAAGAGTTACTAATCTGTTACAAATTGGTTGGACAGATATTCCTTTTAGAAAGTTTTGTAATGTTTTTATTGACTGGCTTCTATCGGAGTATGATCATGTTCTTAAAAATGATCCTCGTTGGATAATCGCCAAAGCCGGAATTAAAACCGATGATGAATATTATACATTGTTTACTGGAAGACGAATGGTGATGCAACCGCAAAGCAAATTATCAGGAAGCGTAGAAAGATCAGAAACGCCTGATAAGTTAGCTTTTGCCGACTCATGAGTCAAATAACTCCACAACAACAAAAGAGACCCCGTAGGAACGGGCGAGGCCAGGCCCGAAAAGGGAAGAAGAAAGCCGTTCCACAACAAAATCGACCAAAGAAGGTTGTCCGACAGCAAAGTCGTAGACCCCGTCAGCGTAGGGGTGGCGGTATGGCAGGTATGATGTCAGTTCGTACAGCCAGTGGTATTGGTGCGACGTCTTTTAGAAGTGGACGAGCCCGTACAATAACAGTTCAAAATGAAGAATTTATTGGAGCTGTGACAGTTGCCAACCAGCCGAATTTCAATGTTGTCTCCTATCCAGTAAATCCTGGACAGTCGAGCACTTTCCCATGGTTGTCATTGATGGCACCACAATGGGAGAAGTACACTTTTAACATGCTTGAGTTTTATTACAAGCGTGAAGTATCTGAATTTGCAACAGCAGGTCAGTCAGGAAAGGTAATTTTCTCTGATGATTTTGATGCATCAGATGCTCCCCCATCTACTAAACAACAGATGGAAGACAGTGTTCCGCATGCTGATGGGATGCCTTGTGAGAATTTAGTTCTCAAGCTTCCAAAGAGTCAGATGCATTGGAATTCCCTTGCTAAGTATGTACGTCCTGGTGGTTTGCCAGGCAGTGCAGACATCAAGACCTATGATGTCGCTAATGTTCACATAGCTACTCAAGGAATTCCCTCGAATGCTGAAATAGGGGAATTGCGAGTGCGTTACTCATGCACTTTCTCCGTTCCTGTTCTCGATTCGACAACAGCAATTCCAGCAAATAATTCCGTTGCACTCTTTGAATCAAGTGCTGGTGAAGCCCTAACTTCAACCGTTGCAAAAACGATGTTGTTAGCTTCTGCCACCACAAATGGACTCCTAGCCGTTAATACAGCTGGTTCGATAGTCCTACCACCAGGAAATTATCTGGCGGATTTTGATTGTGCTTTTGCGAATGCTGGTGGTAACAATTGTACAGTTGCCCAGCTTGTTTTGCTGAAGAATGGCACACCTATTGCTAATTCGACCCAAGCTTTTGTTGGGCCAGCATTGCAGACAATTTCACAAAGTGG